GTACATTATCATCACTAGCGATCAGCGGAACTAATACGCTAACTGTTAGAACGATCTCTACTGGTGCAAACACAACAGCAGGTACTATCACAGGTACCTGGTCACTAAGCACAGGTTCTAAACTTAACGCTACATACGCTGACTTGGCGGAGAAATACACTGCTGATCAGCAATACGAGCCAGGTACTGTTGTAGTATTCGGTGGTGACGCAGAACTTTCTACTACCGGAGCTAAAGGTAGTCACACAGTAGCAGGTATTGTTACAACTAACCCCGCACAAGTGTATAATGCGGATCTAGTAGCACCAGATGGTCAGTTCGTTGTCGAACTAGCACTGATCGGACGTGTACCATGTAAAGTTATCGGCCCGATCGCTAAAGGTGATCTGATCGTTACATCTGATGTTGCAGGATTTGGATGCGCGGCTGATCCAGAAACAGTAAAACCCGGTTCTGTAATCGGTAAAGCAATTCAATCATACAACGGAGACTCTCCAGACGGTATGGTTGAGGTACTAGTTGGTAAAAACTAAGAATCGCTACCTTAGACCCAACGACTAAAGAGCAACTTCGGTTGCTCTTTTTTTTGGCATTTTCTACCTGACCCTATACAAGTGATAAGTACAATATGAATACTTTTCTCACTGACACATTTGATCAAAGATTGCGATCTTGGTATGAATTAAGAAACTCATTACAAGATAAAGACCTACAAACAATTTGTATAGAAGTAGATAAATTTTGGCAACAGACGCCATTGGTTAATCATTACCTGCACCCTGATGATATAAAAGAATGGCCGAACCCATGGGAGTTGCTACATGATAACAACTACTGTTACTATGCGAGAGCATTGGGTATGATCTATACGTTGATATTATTGGGTATAAAAAACGTTGACTTATGTACAGCAAGAGATTATAATAACGTAGATGTGGTTCTAGTTATAGCTGACCGCGCAAAATATGTTATGAATTATTGGCCTAATTCGGTAGTAAATACAAAGTTTACCGAATTCACCCAAATTAAAACTATAAATATAGAACCATTACTCGACAAGATAGGTTAAAGAATGAACATTAAAGTCACGAAACGCTCAGGAAAAACAGAAGATTTAGCATTAGAAAAATGGCAAGCGCAAGTTGCAAAAATATGTGAAGGAGTGTCAGATGTATCGCAGTCTATGATTGAGATTACATCACAACCACATTTTTTCGATGGTATCACTACTAGAGAAATTGATGAACTTACGCTAAGAGCGGTAGTGGATTTGATTGACGTAGAAACTAATCCGGAAACAGGACATACTAACTATCAGTATGTTGCTGGAAAACAACGTGTTTCTATGCTACGCAAAGACGTTTATGGGCAATATCAACCACCACGTTTATATGAGATTGTAAAAAGAAATGTCGAAGTGGGATTGTATACTCCTGATCTTCTAGAATGGTACAGCGAAGACGAATGGGAGAAAATGAATAAGATCATCGATCATGAAAAAGATGAGAATTATTCATATGCCGCTATCGAACAAATGATCGGGAAGTATCTAGTACGTAATCGTTCTACTAATCAAATTTATGAGACTCCGCAAGTCAGATACATGATTGCGGCAGCTACGGTTTTTCACAACGAAGAAAAATCACAGCGTTTAAAATTTATTAAGGATTATTATAATGCGGCTTCTGATGGCTTGTTTACTCTTGCTACTCCTGTCCTTGCTGGTCTTGGAACCCCCACTAAGCAATTCAGTTCTTGCGTTCTTATCCGTAGTGACGATGACCTTGATAGCATCTTTGCTTCAGGAGAAATGATGGCTAAGTATGCTAGCAAACGTGCTGGCATTGGTCTAGAGATTGGTAGACTGCGACCTCTAGGATCTCCTATCAGGGGCGGTGAGATCATGCACACTGGCATGATTCCATTCTTGAAAAAGTGGTTTGGTGATTTGCGTTCTTGTTCGCAAGGGGGAATCAGAAATGCAAGTGCTACTGTATTTTATCCTATTTGGCATCATCAGTTTGATGATCTTATTGTGCTTAAAAATAATCAAGGAACTGACGAAACTAGAGTACGTCATATGGACTACGGTGTCGTCTTGTCAGCATTCTTTTGGAGACGATTTAAAAACAAAGAAAATATAACATTCTTTGATCCAAACGAAGTGCCCGATCTTTATGAAGCATTTTACTCAGATACAGCAAAGTTTGAAGAATTATATGTAAAATACGAAAGGTCCCGTACCCTACGTAAAAAGACCATGTCTGCTGAAGAAGTATTCAAAAGCGGCATACTCAAAGAACGTACGGATACGGGTAGAATCTATTTAGTATTCATTGATAATGTGATGAATCAGGGTCCATTCGACACTAGTGTGCATCCTATCTATCAAAGTAACTTGTGTTGTGAGATTTTGCTACCCACTAAACCATTCAAGCGTTTAGATGATGAAGAGGGTAGAATCGCACTTTGTACTCTAGGTTCTATCAACTGGGGAGCCTTTAGAAATCCAGAAGACATGCGTAGAGCATGTAAGATTTTGCATAGGAGCTTGTGCAATATCTTAGATTACCAGGATTTCCTGTCTGTGCAAAGCCGTTTAAGCAATGATGAGATTCAGCCTCTAGGTATCGGCGTTACTAATCTTGCATACTGGCATGCAAAGCGTGATATGAAATATGGTGATAAAGATGCTTTACAAGAAGTTAAGAGTTGGATGGAACATCAAGCATTCTACCTCACAGAAGCCACAGTAGAGCTAGCTAAAGAGCGTGGAAGATGCAAAGACAGTGACAAGACTTGGTATGGTCAAGGAGTATTTCCTTGGGAGCGCAGAGCCGAAGGTGTTAACAAGCTAGCCAGCTTCAAACCAGAGCTAGATTGGGAAGCACTGCGTAAAGATATGAAAGTACATGGTGTTAGAAATGCAACTCTGATGGCTATTGCTCCTGTAGAATCAAGTAGTGTTGTTATCAATTCTACTAATGGCATCGAACTACCAATGTCTCTTATCTCTACAAAAGAAAGTAAGGCTGGTAGCTTAACACAAGTAGTACCTGATTATCATATCAAGCGTGTACGCAATTCATATCAATTGATGTGGGAGCAAACTGATTGTGTAGATTATCTTAAAACTGCGGCAGTTTTAGCCGCTTATGTAGATCAAAGTATCTCTACTAACACATTCTATAATCCTGCACATTTTACAGATCAAAAGGTGCCCACTACGCTGATTGCAAAAAATCTAATGCAAGCACATCAGTGGGGATTGAAAACGTTTTATTACAGTCTAATCAACAAAGCAGGCGTGAAGCAGGTAGAAGAAACAACAGAAATCGCTAGAAAATATGCAGAGCTACCCGCTGAGCCAGAGATGGAAGACGACTGCGAATCGTGTAAACTATAAAGGGATAATAATGAGTAAAGAACAGTATAACTTAAAAACTAAAACAGACTATTTAAATAGAAAGATGTTTCTAGATCCTGCGGGTCCAGTTACTATCCAGCGGTTCGAAGAGGTAAAATACAACAAAGTTGTATCATATGAGCAAACAGCACGTGGTTTCTTTTGGATTCCAGAAGAAGTAAATCTTACCAAAGATGCTAATGATTTTAAAGATGCTAGTGATGCAGTAAAACATATCTTTACCAGCAACTTACTACGTCAGACTGCACTAGATAGTTTACAAGGTAGAGCACCTGCACAAGTGTTTACTCCTGTAGTGAGTCTTCCAGAACTAGAAGCACTATTGTATAACTGGAGTTTCTTTGAGACTAACATTCACAGTCGTAGCTATAGTCATATCATTCGCAATATCTACAATGTTCCTAAAGATGTTTTTAACACTATCCATGATACGCAAGAAATTGTTGATATGGCTTCTACTGTAGGTGATTATTATGATAAACTGCACGTTATCAACTGTAAGAAAGAACTTGGGCATAAGATTGATGAACATGATCACCTAACTGCTATCTGGTTAGCACTACATGCTAGTTATGCACTAGAAGCGTTGAGATTTATGGTAAGTTTTGCAACATCTCTCGCTATGGTGGAAAATAGAATTTTTATTGGTAATGGTAACATTATCTCATTGATTTTACAAGATGAATTAATGCATAAAGAGTGGACTGCCTATATTATCAATCAAGTAGTCAAAGAAGACGAAAGATTCGTTAAAATTCAAAAAGAATGTGAACAAGAAGTATATAACATGTATATGGATGTTATTAGAGAAGAAAAAGAATGGGCAGACTTCTTATTTAAGAAAGGACCTGTTATTGGATTAAACTCTAACATTCTTAAAGAATTTGTAGATTATACTGCTGTTGATGCACTGAAACAAATTGGTATAAAATATCAACACCCGGCTCCTAAAGTTACTCCGATTCCGTGGTTTAATAAGCATAGTGATACAAGTAAAAAGCAGACCGCATTACAAGAAAACGAGTCTACTAACTACGTTATCGGAGTTATGTCAGATTCATTAGATTACGATGAATTACCCGCACTGTAAAATTTCAGTGTGTGTATTTTATCATTAAATATATTTAAAGGAGAAAACTAAAATGACAAAGGCTGTTATTTGGAGCAAACCCGCATGCTCTTATTGCGATCAAGCAAAAAAGTTGCTTGAATCTAGAGGGGTAGAGTTTGAAGAACGTAAGATTGGTAACGGATGGACAGTAGAACAACTACACGAAGACGTTCCTAACGCACGTACTGTCCCTCAAATCTTTCTAGGTGGTGAATACGTGGGTGGATTCACTGAATTACGTAAGAAATTGGAGTCATAATGAAATTATCTGATATTACAGCAAACACCGTATATACTTTTAAACTAAACAGCGGTGAAGAATTGATCGCTAAAGTGGTTGATGTAGAAGTAAATGCATTCGTCATTGAAGAACCCGTGTCTATTGCTCCCGGCCCTAAAGGTATGGGATTAGTTCCTAGTTTGTTTACTGCAAATCCCAAGGCTTTATCAAGACTAAATACTAGTAGTGTTGCACTAATCGCTGAGACTGACTCTCAAGTAAGAGACAAGTACAGAGAAGCAACAACTGGAATTAGCGTTCCTGATAAAAAACTAATCTTAGGATAAGATAATGCCAAAGCTAAGTCGTAAAGGAGACAAAAATACTACAGGTGGAAAGATTGTACGAGGCGCTAGTACAGTGTTTTGTAATGGTAAACCTGTAGGTCTTCACGTTAGCGAAATCACCCCTCATAACCCTAAACCAGATAAAATGCCTCACAAACGAGCAAAAACTACTGAGGGTAGCCCAACAGTATTTTGTGAAGGGGTACCCGTTCTTAGAGTAGGATCAGGAAACGACTGCAAGCACAAAATTGTTGAAGGCAGCGATAATGTCTTCTGCCCATAGGATAACAAATGGCAGATACTGGTAAACAGAGTCCGTTAGGTCAAAACGTATTAGGCGGTATCTTAAAGAATACTTGCTTACAAATTAATCCAAATGCCGCCGCCTTTATGGGCGCTAGCAAAACGAATGATCAGTATACTCCCGGAAAATTAGTAAACGAAACAGTACTAAGACTAATCACATGGTCTATCAACTGGGGTTGGGAAACTAAAGGCTCTCGTTTAACTGATGCAACTTATGACAATTTGATCGATATCGGTCAAGGTGTGTGTCCTGCTCTAGGTAATGCTAGACCACCTACATATGTACCTCGAGATCCACAAGGTGTTTGGGCCGGAGTCTCACCCGCCGGAACAACAGGACCCGACGGACTACCATGTAAAGCCATACAGTATGGACAGTCTACTGGAGTAGCATCGCCTTTACCGGGACCTGCTAATGCATGGTATTCTGCGGCTGGTGATGTAGACCAGACACAAAGTGCAACTTGGTATCCGTATGATACCTCTAATCCTAACGAAGAAATTACTAAGTGGGGGTGGATCAGATGTCATGCTCTGCAAGCATGGTGCGAGTTTAATTATCACGGTACTTCCCCTACACAAGCAGAACCTAAATATGAAGATTTTACTGGTTCGTTCTTAAGCGCAGACGGTTTTATCAATTCACAGAATCAAGTAGTAACTGCCGGAGAAAATGCAGAAGACTTTATGGAAGGAACGTTCAGTAACATGGACGATCTTATTACTAGTGATGTATCCGGAGTCAACTTAGCTATTAAAGATTTTGGTACAGACTTAGATAATCTAGGAAAATTATTCGATCCTAGAAAACTTGACAAATTTGGTTTTCCTTCTACACTGTTACAAACAATATACGAGAATGGCGGTGTAATACAAGATTTAAATATTGCGCTAGGGGCGGCAGGTTTATCCGCAAAAGAAATCACTACTATTGCAAACGGCACCGCAGATTACATCAGTGCGTCACAAGAAAGAAAGATTTACAGTGCATTTTTGGCTATCGCCGGAAGAAATTTAAGAGCTATTTTGGCTACACTGCTAACACAGCCAGTAGATCAACGAACAGTTTTAAATCCTAGCACATCGACCACTACACGATTCAGAACTTTAGCTGATTGTTTAGATGTTAAAAGATTGTTCCCTGTATCATATAGATCATTAACTGTTCCTATCTATAATACAACTCTGGGATTAGAGACCGGAAGCAAGACGTATTATCTAATCTATAAAAACGGTTCAGTAAATGCTTCTGATCTTAATTCTACTGCTATAAAAAATAATGTAGGCACTTTATTCACTCAGGGTATTCCACCTGTATTTGATGACTTGCCTACGACACCAGATGCATCTTTACCTAAAGGATTTGATTCTTATTTAGGTGGACCAAATGTGGTTGTTCCTGCTGAGATAGGACTTGCGGCAGGGGCTCTAAGATACTCAATGCTTCAGATCAATAATATTACTAACATACCTCCCGGTGAGTTTGGTTTGTGTATGTCTAATCTTGAACTGATGACAGATAATGTGAGCACCGGTCCTAATGCTAACGCAGGGACATTATCTAAACCTATTGATGCAGAATTACATGCTGAGATTCCTGAGAAACTTGCGATAGGTAGCGGCCCAGCCGGAACTTATACACACTCTGATTTCTTTGGATGTATGTCCGGGTTACCTTATCCTTGGACTGTTATTTACAACAAGATCAATCAAACAGGTGCTTCACAACCAGTAGAACGTTCAAGACTCAATAAGATTTATGAACAAACATATCTTACAGTGACTTGGGAAAACGCTGTCTATAACATCACAGTCATTACTTCTTTTCAAAACGTATTGCCATCTATAGCTAATCCTCCTAATCCTAATCATGCATTGGATCCCACTGATCCCAACTATGAACCAGAACCATACTTAGACGCATATAATGGCAACGTTCCTACTTTTTATGAATTTACATATAGAGAAGATGATCTTTTTTATAGAGTAGAAATTGAACTACAAAACAACGGCGGCGGATACGGCAGAGGGTTCCGTAAAAACGATCCTAATGCACGACCAGATGTAAAATTATATCCTAATAATTGCGGGGCCTCAGTAGCTTGTACCGGGATTGGTTGGGATAACAGCGATGCCTCACCATACGAATCCGGCCCTATCTACGCACATGAGTTTGGCAGAATTACTTCATCTTCTATAAACAATGGCACACTCTATAAATGGGAAGCCAATCATAGAACTGATCCTTCAAGTTATACAGATCAACCTAGCAATGCTGTT